GTGGATATACGTGGTCGTTCTTTTGTGATATAATATTAACAAGGACTAAGATTATGAATAGAAGTAGTCGAAGACGTTTACTATCTAAACTAGGTAAGCCTAGTGGTAGTAGCTATAAAATTACAACTAGAAATTCTCTTTATAGAGAATTGAAAATGTTAAAGGCGAATAGAATATTAAGTGAAGGTAATCTCAAGAAATTAAAGGAAGCTATACTTAAGGAAAACCTGTTGGAACTACGTCCTATTATTATATGGGAGAAAGGTGGAGCATTCTATATTGCAGATGGACAGCATAGATATCGAGTAGCTCTTGAAGAAAATCTTGATTACTATGTACAGTATTATGATGGTGAAGTTACACCAAAAATGATTACCATGTTAAATACGAACCAAAAGAACTGGACTATCTCAGACTATGCTCGTTCATTCGCTACAATAAATGGTACGAAGCGGGTGTATTCAAAGTACTGTGATTACTATGAGGATAATAATATCACTCATGGAATACTTATCAGCTTATACAATGGAAAGAACGGTAAAGGTTATGGCATTAAAGAATTTAAGAAAGGAGAACTACGCTGGAATGATATGACAAGAAATTATGTAGAGGATAGACTATATAAATTGAAGCGGCTTGACTACGCTGCATTTAATCCGTCACTAAGTAAGGTAACACGAAGGAAACAAAATTTCCAAACAGCTATTCTTAATGCTCTTAGTACACCTAAGTTTAAGTATAATAAGTTTCTCAAGAACTTATACAGTACTAAACATTCCTTTAATAAGTACCATAATATTGTTGACATGGAGAATGAAATCTTTAGAATAGAGAACAATAAATAATTCGGAGAGGAAGATGAAACACTATGACAAAAGAAAAGTTATTAGGATACGTCATAAAGATTGCAATAACCTTTATACAATGCAACAAAACTATTCTGGACTATGGAGAGCATTGGGACTACAGGTAACAAGAAACAAAAAAGGTTTCAAAGCTATGACTAAAACGCATACCTATCAACTGGAGGTTTGATATGGCATACGAAACTCATGTCGATATAGATGAAGTTACCGCATCTTATATCTTGACAGTATCGGGCAAGAAGAATATATATGAACTCGACATAGAAGAGATCAATGATCTTCTTGCGTTTGTAGATAATAGTATTAATGATGTTGAACGTCTGGTGATACCAGAATTTGTACAAACTTTACAAGATCTTAGATCACTTAACATAAGGAAGTAACATAATGTTTGATCATTCACAGATTGACTTCACCGTGAAGAAAGAAGCCCTATTCTATGATAACGAAGAGTATACTCCTGTCTTTGGCGACAGGATGGAACCGTTGTCAAGGGATATGGGCATGGTGTTGAAGCGTACCGATACCAGAGAACCTCTTGCCATAGTGTCAGGAGCGTATGAACCTGTTGATTACGATCCTCTGGTGAGCAAGGTAGAAGAGGCACTAACTATATCAGGTCTTGACATGACCGATGCTGAGTTTGAAACTAATGTCTATGACAATGGTGCCAAGCTGGAGCTACGTGCCAAGTTCCCTGCACATAGTTTATATCTTGATGGTGCAGATAAAATTATACCAGAGTTCTGCTTTCGGACTTCACATAATCGAACGTGGGCCAACAATGGTATGATGGGACTATGGCGCAGCAAATGCTGGAACACACTAGTATCTGGTGACAAGCTGGCCTATGTCTATGGTAGGCATACGAAGAACTTTAATGTCCTTGCATTCGCTTCAAAGATCAAGAATGCTGGAGCTTACATAGCTGGTGATGGTCTTAGTCAGATGAAGGAATGGTATCGTACAGAAATATCTCGTGATGCTACTATTGATCTGTTCACAAAGACACTTGCAACGAGAACAGATAACGTCACTCGTAAGAAAGTAGCTAACAAGGTAATGCTCTCCAATCTAATGAAAATCTTTGATGAAGAGAACCGTCATCTACATGGTAGCAGTGCCTATGAGAGCTATGCTACACGTAACAAAGGTACTCTGTGGACTGCGTATCAAGCGGCAACACATTGGTCAAGCCATGATCAACAGTCGAGTTTCAGAGTGAGGCAACGTCCTGCTCACACGGTCATAGGACTAAGAGAAGATAAAGTAAGGAAGATGCTCCACTCTCCTGAGTGGCTTGCATTGGCAGCATAAGGAGTATATACTATGAAAGATCAGAGGGTTGCAGGTCAACATAAAAACAATCCAGTGGCAAAGCAACTCTCTGATCCTTCTTGGAGAAAGAGAATTGTAACCAGTAAGGTTATCTATAATCGTAAGAAGGAAAAGGAAGAAGACCATGTGGATAATCGTACAGCAAGATACTGAAGAAGACTATGTAAATATCTTAATGGATGAGCAAGGAGAAACCGTTAAGTTCAAAGATAAGATTAGTGCATGGAGATGGATGGAACGAATGTGTAAAGAGTTTAATATAGACTATCAACTAATGGAGAATGATGTAGAACTATGGCGGCTTCACTAAAATATATTGGTGGTATTAAACCGCACCCTTCAGTGGTTAAACTTAATAAAGATCATCCACTTAATCTAAAAGATGTGAGAGATTGGTTGATCCATAATGAGGAACTTGCCAAAGAACATGCGAAGAATGTGAGGCGTGGTCATAAGAAATCAATAGCTCAAAGATATATACACGAGGGATATGTTAAAGAGATACGAAGTTATCTTCGACATGGTGATTGGATATCTGATTTCTTTGGCAAGAACCAAGAACATAAAATCAAATGGAGGACTGTTGCATCATGACCAAATATGAATGGCCCGAAGAAGAATTTAACAATGCGTGGGAGCACGGTCCTCACGTATGTAAGAAGACTGAGTTTGTCCAACGTAACTTTGACAAGAAGTGGTTGCGTTGGGAACTGGTGGTTTCAAATTGGGAACCACAAGAGGGTGAGTATCCCTTTCTCTCCGCCACTAATGCTCGTGAAGTCTGGATTGTTACGGGAGTGTGGCACGACAGACCAGTAAAGGCCATTCAAGAAAATAAATTAAGGAGACATTGAGATGGACATAGAACGAGAGCTACGACGCAACGTTAAAGAACTAGAGGGCCAGTTACAAAGAGCCTATCAACGTATCAAAGTTCTGCAAGAAGAACTTCATATGGAACGTAGAAAAAATAACTCTAACTCTAACTTCAAAAGTGGTATGTCTGGTTGGGCATTGATGGATGATCCAGATTACAGGTCATGAAATGAGAGATGATGTTATTCTTGGACGGTATTCTTTTCTTGACAAGTACGGAGAAGATATGGAATCATTCTATGATATGGTTACGGCAGAGAACATACGAGATATTGTTAAGACAAATTTAATTCACATACAAAAATGGAAACAAAAGGAGAAGGTTATGGCACGAGTTAGTGATTGGTTAATTGAAATGGAAGAAGATGCTGTACAATTAAGTCTGAGTGCTTGGCTTGCGAAGCATGGCACAAGTCGTAAAGATATATGGGCAAGAGTACAAAAAGAAACAGAAGATCAGTAGGAAATGTTACCCGATGCCTAAGACATTTATAGAAAAAGAAAGGCGACAGATCTTTCGTGACATTACAAAGCAATACAAGCAAGAAGGATACTCCCATCGTGAGGCCAGGAAGTTAGCCAGGCGGGACACTGATGACATCATGGCAGACAAAGAAACTTTCGTTGATAACTTCATTAGAGATACATGGGAAGATCAAGATGAATAAGAAAATAGTTTGCGTTGAGTGGGTTGATTCAGCAGAATATCAAGATGCTGATTGGAAGACCGAACAGGAACTCAAAGATCTAAAGCCTATGATTATCAAGTCCGCTGGCATACTGGTGAATGAGGACGATCTGTATATAACATTAGCTTCGTCCATTAATAATTCTGACAGTACAGTGGATGCAGAATATGGTGGGTTGATTTCCATACCAAAGTTTGCTATAACAAAGAGGTGTTCCATACCATCAAGTTTTACAGAGGAAACTATGGGTGAACGCAAGAAAGAAATTATTAATGAGACTTGGCCGGGGCCAGGTGTTTAACAACAACCTAATTAACCATATGTAGGTAGTACTTACGTACTACATATGGGTTAATTAGAATGAGAGGAATCGAAATGATCAAACGACAGTGGCTAGATAGAGGTCCATGCCCTAAGTGTGGATCTTCAGATGCTAACGTCAATCACCAACAAGGATATTCATTTTGTTTTAGTTGCCAGACACGGTTTGGAGATAACATAGTCTCCATGCCCAAACAGGAAACAAAGCCTATGAATACAACTGGAGTGTGGGGAGAGCTTTCAGACAGGAAGATCTCTCTTGATACTGCAAAGAAATATAGTACGAAGATTAAGTCTGAAGGTGCAATCATAACCCACCATCTGTATGGTTACTTCAACGAGAAGGGTGAGCAGATAGCACATAAGATACGTCAGACAAAAGACAAGAGGATGTGGACTGAAGGCGACATCAGTGATGCCGTTCTCTTTGGTCAGAATATCTTCTCACCTAAAGGTAAGTACGTTACCATCTGCGAAGGTGAAGTGGATGCCATGAGTGCCTATGAATTAATGGGATCAAAGTGGCCAGCCATATCTATCAAGACAGGTGCGGGCTCTGCCTTGCGTGACTGCAAGGAATCCTTCCGCTATCTTGATAGCTTTGACAACGTGGTAATATGCTTTGACATGGACAAGCAGGGACAGGAAGCGGCTGAACAGGTAGCTCAGTTGTTCGCTCCCAACAAGGCACGGATTGTTAGACTCGATCATAAGGATGCTAATGAATATCTCAAGATGTCACAGCGTGAAGCATTCAATGATTGCTGGTGGAATGCAAAGCCATTCACACCTGCCGGGATAGTTAATCTCAAGGACATAGGGATGACCTTGTACGAGGAAAACTATTGTGAAACGTGTCTCTATCCTTGGCCGAAGATGAATGAAAAGACCTATGGCATGAGAACTGGTGAGCTAATAACCTTCACCTCTGGTGCTGGCATGGGCAAGTCAAGTATAATGCGTGAGCTAATGCATCACTTCCTTCGCAACACAAATGATAACATAGGGATCATAGCTCTTGAAGAAAGTATTAAGAACACCGCTTGGAACATCATGTCAGTTGAAGCTAGTTCTCGTCTGTACATTAAGGAAATCAGAGATGGTTTCTCGCAGGAACAACTACAGGAATTTCAAGATAAGACTATAAACTCTGGTAGGTTCTTTGCCTTCGATCACTTTGGATCAATAGATAATGAAGAGATCCTTGCACGAGTAAGGTTTATGGCACAGGCACTTGACTGTAAGTGG